CTGCAAAGAAACAGATGAAGGAGCTATTGCTTTATATGAAGCACCACCACAACGTGAATGGGTTGGGCTGACTGATGATGAAATTGCAGAGATTTACGCAAAGCATCGAGATATGGACGACTATGCACGACTAATCGAAGCCAAGCTCAAGGAAAAAAACCATATTGCCGACGCTGGCAAAAAGGTGTCCCTTGAAAAAGAAAACGCAGAACTCAAAAAACAACTTGAGCAAACAGCAATGGCTTTAAACGAGCAAGTGCAATTAACCAAATTTATGGAAAAAAGACAGATATGTTCGGAGAAACCCAGTGATTGAACATTCAATAATAAAATGCTTTATACAGAATCAAGCGTTATATGATAAATACAACCACTACTTAAAGATTGATGACTATGTAAAGATTAACTATCCTATCTTGTTTCGCTTGTTTAAGTGTTTACCTGTAGGTACAATCAATGAACTAGAAGCAAAGTATCTTACTAACTACCCTATTATGAAAGAAGGGGACAGAGAGATAATATCTAACCTAGTTAAACAAATTTCAACCACAGAGTGTAGCCAAGAAGCCATTGTAGAATACTTGACACAACATAGGGTTAATGCTATTGCGAGTGAGATTGCCATCACTGCTTTAGAAGTGACAGAAGGTAGAAAGACTGCGGAGCATCTAAAAAGTTTATTCGATAAACTGGATGAAGGTATTGTAGTTGAAGCAGACGAGGACTTATATTTAACTACAGACATTGAGCAGATGTTACAAGAGGAGGAGTTAATTGGAGGATTCAATTGGCGGCTCAGGTGTTTAAATCAATCTCTTGGGCCACTCCGCAAAGGGAATTTTGGACACATCTTTGCCAGAGTTGAAACAGGTAAAACGGCTATGTGGGTGAGCGAAGTCACTCACTTTATGAAGCAGACAGATAAACCAATATTGATATTCTTTAACGAAGAAGAAGGTAATTCAATTATCTGGCGTTTGTATAATGCAGCTACTGGTATGAGTTATATGGAACTGATGAACAATCCTAAACACGCTAGGAAGGTATGGCTAGAGAATGGAGGCAATAACATCAAGTTCATTAAGGACATTGGCTTAGTGACTAAACATGCAATAGAGAAGCGTATGGAAGCTGAACAACCTGCTTTGGTTATCATTGATAACATGGACAAGGTTAAGGGCTTTACAGCAGATAGAGAGGATATGAGGTTACATGAGATATATAAATGGGGTAGAGAGTTAGCTAAAACCTATTGCCCGGTTATTAGTGTTGGACAAGCGGATGCTACAGGGCATAATTCCATGTGGATTGATGAAGCACAGATGGCAAACAGTAAGACGGGTAAACCTTCTGAGCTTGACTTTATCATTGGTATTGGTAGAATAGATAAAGATGGGTATGAGAATATGCGGTACATTCACATCTCAAAGAATAAGTTGAGAGGGGATAAGAATACAATAGAGGGGTTGAGGCATGGAAAGTTTGAGGTTTTGTTGAAACCTAGTTTAAGTTTATATGAGGATATGTGAGATGGTAGTTAAACCTTGTGACGTTGAAACCACTACTTCTAATAAGGGAAACTGTTTTGATAGTAACAATCGTTTGTGCTTTATTGGCATTGGTGATAAAGGGTATGAAATAGAATATCGCCAAGACTTCGCTTATGGCGACCACCTAGCTAAAGTGCAGCAAGAGATAGATGAATCGGATATGCTGGTGTTTGTTAATGCGAAGTTTGACTTGCACTGGTTACGGAAGTATGGTATAAAGTTTGAACATAAGAGGATTTGGGATTGTATGCTAGTGGAGTTTATGTTAGATGCTCAAACCCATCCTTACCCGTCAATGAACTACATGGCAGAGAAATATGGCTTACCGCAGAAACCAGACATCAAGGCGCAATATTGGGAGAATGGTATTGATACCCCAGAAATCCCGTATGAGGTTATCTATGACTACCTTGTTGACCATGACTTACCAACGACTTTTGAAATATACAATATTCAGAAACAACTTGTCGAAGCTAAGGGAAAGGCGTTCCAGAGGTTGGTAAGTTTACACAATCAAGACTTAATAGTGTTGGCAGATATTGAATATAACGGATTACATTTTGATGAACAGGGGTGTTTAGATGAAGCAGTCAGGCAACAATCACTTATTGAAGGACTACGAGCCGCTCTGTACACATATCACTCGATTCCAGAATTTAATACGGAATCAGGCGACCACCTATCCGCATTACTTTACGGAGGCAAAATTACAATCCCTAGAAAAGAACTTATTGGCACATATAAAACAGGGGAACGTAAGGGTGAGGATAAATACGGCTGGAAGGAAACTACATACGAGCTACCAAGATTAGTTAATCCAATTAGAGGCAGTGAATTAAAGAAAGAGGGATATTATGCTACTGGAGAGGATGTTTTACGCTCTATTAAATGTAGAGGAGAAGGTAAAAAGGTTATTGAAATCATTTTGCAATTAGCTAAGTTAGAAAAGATTGTTGGCACTTATTACAAAGGGTTACCAAAACTTAGAGATAAAATGAACTGGACAAAAAACAAATTACATGGTAACATTAATCAAGTGGTGGCAAAGACAGGTAGAACATCATCTACGAAGCCTAACTTACAGAATTTGTCTAGTGAAATGAAAGTATTATTTACTTCACGATTTTAGGAGAATGAAATGAATGAACATATTGGGTATGAAAGTGCATTTATAGATAATACACAAGAGCAAGAGGCACACTTCTTCTGGACTATTAGTGATTTTGAAGAATTGATTAAGGCTTATGGGGCAGAAATGGTTATTAGGAGCATGTCTCCGGATTTGCGTAAAAAGGTAGTAGATTACATTATTGGAGCAGAGAGATGCTGATGCAGGCTGATGCGGCTGCTTTGGAGATAAGAGTCGCCGCCTTCCTTAGTCAAGATTTAGTGCTAATTGATGAGATTATTAATGGTAAAGATTTACATACAGACAATCAGAATAGGTTTGGATTACCATCTAGGCTCATAGCCAAAGTGTTAAACTTCCGTATCCTTTATGGTGGGAATGAATACAGCTTTGCAAATGACCCAGAGTTTACATCAGTTAGTAAAAGTGAGAAATACTGGAAAGAAGTAATTGAAGCTTATTATGAAAAGTATAAGGGGATTAAACAATGGCATAATAAGATTATTAGAGAGGTAGTTGAAACAGGGCGGTTGGTAATGCCTACTGGTAGGGTATATAAGTTTGAGAAGTTTGATAGGGGGTATAAAGACACACAGATAAAGAACTTTGGTGTCCAAGGCAGTGGGGCAGACATTATGGCTATAGCTAGAGTGAGTGCGTATAACCGCATTAAGAAGTTAGGGTATGGAGATAGGTGTTTGTTTGTCAACACGGTACATGACTCAATAATCCTTGATTATGATGAAAAAGTATGCTATACTGATACCTTAGTAAAAACATTTCACGAGGTGTTTAATGATTTACCTAAGAATTTTGAGAAGTTGTTTGGAGTAGAGTTTAACGTACCTATGGCGGCAGAAGTGCAGATAGGTAAAGATTGGAAAAATATGGGGGTTATCTAAAATTGAAAGATTTAGCAAGACAAGTTTTAGATGCGATAGCTAACCCAATTAACATTTATAACGAAATATGCGAGGCCCGTCTTTTTATATTATCCATAGCTACTGGACTAAGTCGAGAAGAGTGTATCATAGAGATTGAAAAATTAGCAAACGAAAGGGAAATAAATGAACATTGAAATTGTAGCAGTAACAGAGAACCAGAAACAAAGTAAAGCAGGTAAGGCTTACACAGAGTTGGAGGTGATTTATAAGGATGATTCTGGTAAGGCATCTACTAAGAAGATTATGTCTTTTATGAACCCAGCCGTGTTTAAGGCAGTGCAAGGAGCTAAGGGTGGAGATAAGATTGCTGTAACCACTCAGAAAGATGACAATGGTTATTGGCAATGGACAGGTATTGGTGGTAATGTAACAACCACTTCTCCCGCCCCTTCTACAACCCCTGCTACTAAGGTAACAAGCAATTATGAAAGCAAAGAAGAACGAGCTATTAAACAACGCTACATTGTCCGTCAATCCTCTTTGTCAAATGCGGTAGACATTCTTTCGGTAGGGGCTAAATCACTTGACAAGAATGCGGTATTAGAATTGGCTAGTGAATTGGAAGAGTGGGTATTCCGAGTAGATGCACCAAAGGTAGGTTCGATTGATGAATTGGAATCCGACATTCCTTATTAGAACTATAGAAGTAATAACGTGCTTTCATATTATAGTTAATGTTTGGTGGCACTGGTGAAGAAAGCTAGCGAGAGTGGTGGAATAGGTATACACAGCAGACTTAAAATCTGCCGCTATAATGGCATGAGGGTTCAACTCCCTCCTCTCGCACCAACTAGGGAGATACAAGTGAAATACTTAATCGCTTTACTATTAGTAACGACAACTGCTATTGCTGGGGAAGCAGTTAAGGAAATGGCTATGCCTACAGATGTTGGTGAGGTAGTATTAACCCTTGAACCTTGACCAATTAACCCTAATTATGGGTTTCCTTATTTAGCTTATGCTACAGAGAAAGGGGAACCAGACCACTTAGGTTGTTGGCAAGAAACAGAGCCATTGAATGGCAGAGAATCCCACATTGTTAATGTTTGGTTTCCAGAGGTTAATGCTGTCGCATCATATAACAAAAAACTATTTAAGCCTAGGACTAGAATATGATAGCCTTAATTGACCAAGACTTACTTTGTTACCGATGTGCCGCTTCTTGTGAGAATGAACCAGTAGAGCTAGCTATAGAACGTATTGATGGGTTATTAGCTACTATCTTAGAAAAGACAGGGGCTACAGAATACAGAGCATTTTTAACTGGTAAAGGTAGTTTTAGAAAGACCATTTACCCAGAGTACAAAGCAAATAGAACTCAACCTAAACCAAAGTGGTTAGCTGAATTACGTAATTACTCAGTGGAAGTGTTAAATGCTGAGATAACAAACAATGGGTTAGAAGCAGACGACTTGTTGGGGATTAACCAAACCCAAGATACAATTATCTGCTCTTTAGATAAAGATTTGTTACAAGTGGAAGGTAAACATTTTCAGTGGGCTATCTCTACAGCAACATGGTCAAAGGAAGACATGTTCTTAGACCAGACTCCACTAGAAGGTAAGCGATTGTTTTATAAGCAATGTTTGAAAGGAGATAGCTCAGATAACATTAAAGGTGTGGCTAAAATTGGAGAAAAGAAAGCCACAGATATGTTAATAAATTGTAACACAGAACAAGAAATGTTTGACATAGTTAGAAAAGCTTATGATGACGATGATGCTTTTTTAATGAATGCTAGGTGTTTGTATATTTTACGAAGTGAGGATGATGACTTCTCACATCATTTTGAAAGGATGGCAGATGGAAATTACAGTGAGTAAAAAAATGACAGTAAACCTTAATACAGAAGAAGCAGAAAATTTAGTTGCTGAAGTCTTAAAAAATCATTATTATGAAGTTGAAAGTGTATTAGATGCCGAAGACAAAAAAGCGTTCAACCACCTCTACAACTACTTCTCAGGCAAAACATTGGTCTGATGGTAGACTTAAATCCTTCATTACTAGCATTTTAAGGGGAGGCTATAGAAGGTATCCCCCTAAATATGAAACTCTAAAAGAGGCTTCTGTTGGTAAAAAGATAAATAAAACTACCAAAAGACTTGCCGAACACTATAAGTGTGCCTCTTGTGGCAAAGAGTATCCGGGAAAAGAAGTTAATGTAGACCACATTTTACCCTGTATTGACCCTAAAGTTGGGTTTATAGATTGGGATGTGTTCATTAAACGGTTGTTTTGTTCTAAAGATAACTTACAAGTGCTTTGCAAAACTTGCCATGATAAAAAGACAGCCCTGGAAAGGAAACAACGGTGAAAATTTATGGGTTAGAAAATGATGGAAACTTTGACTACGTTGAACTTTCTCCTTTAGAAGAGGATATAGCAGTGAGTTTAGCACTTACATGGATTATTCGTAATGCACAATTACAGCATCACAATGGTTATGCAGAACTTTCCCTTGAGACCCTTCACCCAGATATTTATCAAGGAACAGCTTAGAAATGACAGCTAAAAATGACATAACAGGCGATAATATAGTTAGTAAAACTAGTAAAGATTATACTGCTGGATACAAACTAATTAAACCACTGTGTTTTGAAGATTGTAACTATTTAATAGACACATTATCAAAATGTAAGCTTTGTGATTGGCGTCCTGAGAAATTGGAGAAAAAATGACAGTTAATTTAGTATGGATTACCCCAGATGCAGAAAAACATATTGCCTATTGTGCGCGGGTATCTAATCCAACAAACCAAGAGAATCCAGACTATCGAGGGCTCCTCTCTTATTGTAAGAAGCATGGACATTGGAGTGTGTTTGAGATGGCAAGTGCTTGTTTTGAAATAAACGCCCCAAGAGATATTAGTCGGCAGATTCTTAGGCATCGTAGTTTCAGTTTTCAGGAGTTTTCTCAGAGGTATGCTGACGTAACTCACTTACCATTTAGCGGTATGAGGCAAGCACGACTACAAGATAAGAAAAATAGACAAAACTCAATAGAGAATACGGATGATGCAATAAAATATCAATGGGATGAAATACAAAATAATTTAATGTATGCTGTAGAATCTGGATACAAGTGGGCTATTGAAAATGGGATAGCTAAAGAATGTGCCAGAGTAATCTTACCAGAAGGGTTGACACCAAGTAGGCTTTATATGAGTGGCACAATCAGAAGTTGGTTGCATTATTGTAATGTTCGCACTGGTAACGGTACACAGAAAGAACATATTGAGATTGCTATTGCTATCAAGGATGAGTTAAAGAAACACCTTCCGATTTTATTTGGGGAAGCAGATGATTTATGAAGATAGGTTTGTAGTTTGGTTATACGATAACTATGTCATTAATAATGGAGATACTTTAATTAAGTATTTGGAAGATGGAGTTACTTATGACTTATTTCTCGAAGAAATGGGCTTAGAAGATGCCTAAAATACTTTTACTAGATATTGAAACAAGCCCAAATTTAGCTCACGTATGGGGGATTTGGCAGCAAAATGTTGGTCTAAACCAACTACTAGAAAGTAGTCAAACACTTTGCTATGCGGCTAAGTGGTTAGGTGAGAATGACGTAGAGTTTAATTCTATCTACAAAGGCTCACGTAAGAAGATGCTAAAGGCTATCCACAAGTTACTTGATGAAGCAGACGCAGTTATTCACTATAATGGTAATAAGTTTGACATTCCTACATTGAATAAAGAGTTTCTACTAGAGGGGATGCCTCCTCCTTCCCCAGCAAAGCAAATCGACTTGCTGCAAGTAGCTAAGAAGCAGTTTCGATTTGTATCTAATAAACTAGATTATGTCAGTCAAGCACTAGGGTTAGGTAAAAAAACAGCTCACATGGGACATGAGTTGTGGGTTAGGTGTATGGATAAGGACAAAGAAGCGTGGGAATTGATGGAAGAATACAACAAAAATGATGTTGTTTTGTTAGAAAAGGTATATAATAGATTCCTACCTTGGATTAAACATCACTTGAATTTATCTACACATAGTGGTGAAGCAGTTTGCCCTAATTGTGGCGGACACCATTACCAGAAACGAGGGTTTGCTTACACTTCTATTAGTAAGTTCCAACGCTATCAATGTACTGATTGTGGCTTCTGGTTTAGAGGTAATAAGAATCTAAGAGTTAAACAAGATGAAAACTTTGTAGGAGTGATTTAATGGGATATAAGTGCTTAAATGATGTAACACCAGATGAATGGGATAAAGCCGCTAGAGAAGTATTTGACGAATGGGATAAACTAAGCGAATATAAACCATGGGCAATTTACAAAGTAGATGAGGGAGGGCAATCCCCATTTATAGTTAAAAAGGCCTCAGAGACGCAGGTGGGAGGGCAGCACTACCAGCAGTTTGTAATACAACCAGTGGAATTTTGTTATAAGAATAACATCCCTTACCTAGAGGCTACAGCTATCAAATATCTATGCCGATGGCGAGAGAAGAACGGCATAGAGGATTTAGAAAAAGCTAAACATTACATTGACCTTTTGATTGAATTTAACAATGCTGACAATACATGAACTAAAACAAAAGATAGTAGAACAAGTAGATGAAGTAGATTTACTTGATTTATTAAACATCACTACTGCTGAATTAGTAGAGGTCTTTCAAGATAAAATTGAAGACAACAGCGAATACATCCTTGAGCAACTAGAACTAGATGATACAACAACCTTAGAAGAATAGAAAGAATATACATGGATTTAAGCCAAAAGATTTTGAGTGATATCGTAATTTTTAATAAATATTCGAAGTACATCCCAGAAATTAACCGCCGTGAAACTTGGGAAGAGTTAGTAGAACGCAACATGGCGATGCACATTCGTAAATATCCCCATATTAAAGAGGAAATTAAAAATGCCTACAAATATGTTAAAGCTCGCCAAGTGCTGCCTTCAATGCGTAGCCTTCAGTTTGGCGGCACTCCTATTGAACTTAGCAACAATCGTATGTTTAATTGTGCTTTTTCCCCTGTTGACCACCCAGCAGTTTTTAGTGAAACGATGTTTAACTTACTTGGCGGCAGTGGAGTTGGATTTAGTGTCCAAAAGAGACATACAAGTAAACTTCCTATTATACAAGGGCCTTCGAGTAAGCAGAGGCGATTCCTTGTAGGAGATTCTATTGAGGGTTGGGCGGATGCGATTAAAGTGTTAATTAAAGCTTACACATTAGGTAAATCTGACCCTGTATTTGACTTCCGAGATATTCGTCCTAAAGGTGCTAGACTAATCACTTCCGGTGGTAAAGCTCCCGGCCCAGACCCATTACGCATTTGCTTAGATAAGCTACGTAGTGTATTAAACAACGCTGTCGGAAGGCAGCTAGCTCCGATTGAAGTCCATGATATGATTTGCCATATTGCAGATGCAGTGCTATCAGGAGGTATTCGTAGAGCCGCCCTTATTAGTTTGTTTGATAAAGATGACTATGACATGCTTTCTGCTAAAAGTGGAGCATGGTGGGAACTAAACCCACAACGTGGTAGGGCTAACAATAGTGTTGCCCTTAATAGAGAAGATATTACAGAAGAAGAGTGGTTTGCTTTGTGGAAACGAGTGGAAGAGTCGGGTTCTGGAGAACCCGGAGTATTTTGGACTAATGATTATGATGTAGGCACAAACCCATGTGCAGAGATTAGCTTGCGCCCTAATCAGTATTGCAACTTAGTAGAAGTAAATGTATCGGATGTTACTACTCAAGAGGAACTAAACACAAGAGTTAAGGCAGCAACCTTCATTGGTACTTTGCAAGCAGGATATACAGACTTTCATTACTTACGTAGTGTTTGGAAAGACACCACAGAAAAAGAAGCTTTACTTGGAGTATCTATGACTGGTATTGCTTCTGGTGGGGTGTTAAAGTTAGATTTGAAAGAGGCAGCCAATGTTACAAAAGTGGAGAACGAAAGGGTTGCAGCACTTATCGGCATTAACCCAAGTTATCGGATTACTACTGTTAAACCTGCTGGTACTACTTCTCTTGTGCTTGGTAGCTCTAGTGGCATTCACGCTTGGCATAATGATTATTATATTCGCCGTATGCGAGTGGGTAAGAATGAACCTCTTTATGCGTACATGAAAGAAAAAGTGCCAGCCTTAATTGAGGATTGTGCATTTAAGCCTCACTTAGAAGCTGTAATGAGTTTCCCACAGAAAGCACCAGAGGGGGCATTGTTAAGAACAGAAAGCTATCAAGATATTCTTGAACGAGTTAAACGATTCAACCAAGAGTGGGTGGCAGGTGGACATAATCAAGGAAGTAATACACACAATGTAAGTTGCACCATTTCACTTAAAGAGGATGAATGGGCGGAGTGTGGTAAGTGGATGTGGGAGAATAGATATAACTACACAGGGATTTCGGTATTACCTTACAACGGGGGCACGTATATACAAGCACCTTTCGAAGATTGTACTAAAGAGACTTTTGAAGATATGTTTGAGCACTTAAAGGAGATTGACTTGACTAAAGTAATTGAGCATGATGACCACACAGAAGCTAAGGATAATTTAGCTTGCTCAGGTTCTAGTTGCGAGGTACAATAATGTTTACTATTAAATTAGAGTTTATTACTGGTGTTTCTCTTGGTGGAGAGTATATTTCAAATGAAGATTTAGGAGAAGAGGGAGATGGATGGGTTTTTATACTAGATTTACTAATTTTTAGGGTGTTACTAGAAAAGTCCACTGTTTTCTAGCCCCCCACAAGACGATAAAATGGGCTACTTGACTAGTTATGTCTCGTAGCCCTTAACTCGTCTCAAAACGCTTAGAAATGCCCTCTATGAAGATTAGAGGGTAAATACACCTAATTCAGGAGGCTTTTCGCCTTCTAAAGCAAATGAAGCCATTTCTGCTGGTAAAAATCCACGAACAATCCCCATTCTTAAAGAATTAGCTCCGATATCTTTTGCAACTTGCCCTCCTTTTGAGCGTTTAGCTAACTCAGTTACTGCTCTTTCCATTTTAGCAATCTCTTGAGGGGGCAAAGTTTTATATGACCTAATCCCCGGAGCAAGTCTATTCCATTCTTGTAAAACATCTTTAGCAGGGAGTTCTCTAAAATAAGTAGCAAGTGCCACTCTAAATTGTTTTTGTCCTTCTGGGGATTTATGAATGTTAGTTAAGGCTTGTTCTAATGCCTCTCCTTTAAATGTTTGGTTTAACACTACTGGAATACTATCCACAGCTAGGGCGGTAAACCCTGCGTTTTCCATTCCCTTTAAAGCAGAAATAGTTGGCACACCTAAAGAGTCCAAATACTCATCAGAAGCACGTTTAAGAATTAAAGCTGTAGTTTCTTTGTCTAACTTAACCCCACCAAACTCGGGTTCTGCTTTTTGAATAGAATTTATCAAATCATCAGAAAACTTACCACTAATGGTTTTTGAAGAAGTAGATTGTCTATTAAGTAAACCAACTGCCGCATTATACTGTTCTTTAGAAATAACTTTATCATTTACAAGAGATTTTAACTCTTGCATTGCATTTCTAAATGGAATAGAATCTTTCATATAGCTGCCCATAGCGGCTTGGTTATCAATAGACTCTTTAATAGTGCTTCTAACAACATCTGTTGTTTTTTGACCATCAGGTACTATTATATTATATCTACCAGCAACTCCTTCAGCTAATTCTACGTTTAACCTATTTCGGGCAGCTTGAGAAGCAACTCCCTCTTGGACAGCTTGTCTTGTAAATAAAGTGTTTCTAACTGCGGTATCACTTTCACTTCTACCTGTAATGGTTTGCAGGGCTTTTCCCTTTTGGTAGCCCATAGTAGCCCCCAATGCAGCAGGGCTAGCTCTTCCTATAACTTCTCCCACCATTGAAGGGGCAGCACCCCCTGCGGCTTCCAAAGCAAAAGCAATCACTTGGGCATAAGGCCCTTCATCATAAGTCCTTACAGCTTCACCAGCAGCCCCTCCTAGGAACCCACCAGCGGCACCTTTAACAACTCCACCCGCCATAGAGCCCACTCTACCTAAGGGAGTAGCCCCAATAGTTGCTCCAATTCCTGTGGATAAGGTAGGGACACGCGGGTCAAATGTTCTTTCTCGAAAAACTCCACTTTCACTTTGAAACTTTGCTTTTTCAAGTGGTGTCATAGTTTGAAATTGGTTTTGAAGCCACATTTCAGGAGAAAGCTCACTATCTTGAGTAGCCTCTTGTTGAGCTAACCATTCTTCAGGGCTTAACGCCATTATTCTGCTCCCACTTCTCTTTTATAGGCTTGCCATTGCTCTTCTGTAAAATTAGAAGGCCTTCTAAATTCTTTTCCATTAACAATAGCAACACCGGGGTCTTGTACTTTACGTTTAGGTTGTTTTGAGTAACTAAAATAAGAATCTAAATCCCCTTTTTCTAAGGATTCATTATATGCGCGCAAAGCTCTTTCTTCAATATTACGTCTAATTTTAGTCATACGTAACAAAGTGGCTTTGTTCATTGTAATAGTACCTGCCATCACCTCACGTAAGAACTCTCGCTCTGCTGGAGTATCTAACCCCCTAGCTCCAATTCCCAGTGCTCCAATTTGAGGAAATACCTCACTACCTAATAAAGCATTAAGCAATTCAGTATCTGAAGCAGATTTAGCAGCTTCTTTCCCTCCTAATAAAGCAACTGCCCTGTCTATATTTTTAACATATTCAGAAAAAATACCTGTTCTAGCATCTGAGGTTTCTAATACACGAATTGTTTCATCAATTTTAGCAAGGTTAGCAGGAGATTTATTAGCATTGTCTACTAAAGCAATTTGCCTCTCGGCTGAGGCTTTACCTACGGTTTTAGCAAATTCATCCTCTGCTTTTCCTGTGGCTACTTGAACAACTGTTTTACCTGCAGAAGCCACTCGTTCTTTCTGTTGATTTTCCCATTCCTTCCATTTTCTTGACCCTTCTACTTCTCCAAATTTGGTTATGAAGTCATTAAGAATAAGACGGTCTGCTTCTCTCTCTGGCAATTGTTCTGCAATATATTGTTTCTTTTTAATGTCTGCTTCTAAGTCTACTGCTAATTGCTCATCACCAGCTTCTATAGCTTGCCTTTGAAACGCTCGAAGTTTTACTACCTCGGGGACAGATTTAAATGGGTCTGTTTCAACCTGCTCACGCCGAGCTTGTATTAGTGCTTTTTGTTGTTGAGCTTGCTCTGTTGCCATTTTAGCACCAGACAAACGATAATCTTGGATAGCCTTTTGTCCTTCCATAGCAACCATAGTAGCTTCACGTTGTAAGCCAGCATTAGCTAATTTAGTAGCTAAAGTGCTATAAAGTAGTTCAGGATTTTGTAACCCTTCTGGCCCTAACTCTTGTTGTGTTTCAGCTAAAATAGATTCAAAAGCAGCCGCTTTTTTTACTTCTGGGTCTTGTAAGCCAAACAATCCACCTAACTTCCTAGCACCCAAATCACCAAGAGCAAACTGAGCTTGTTGCTGTTTTAGGTAAGCATTTTGAACACTAGGCGCAGCATAAGGATTCATAGTAGCAGCTGCAAACAAACCACCTAAGTCTGTTCCTCGTTGCAACTGCTGTTGTTGTAATACTTGGGGAGTTAGCCCAAATAACCCTGCAATAATGTTTTCAGCCATAATTAACCCCAAGGACTCATCATATAGTTAGGTAAGGCGGCATTACCCCCCAATAAAGAGGAATAATTACTACCGTAGTTTGCTACTTGACTACCATAACCTCCAAACCCACTAACAAGGCCATTGCCCCCTTTACCAGACAATCCTCCAAAAGTATTAGAAGCAGACCCAAGAGGATTCCATGCGTTTAGTGCATAATTTAACCCCGCATTAGCAACGCCCCCAAGTAAACCACCACCTTTGCCCGCACTAGCCCTAGCATTTTCCACAGCTTGTTGCTGTTGTTGAGCTTGTAATTGCATTTGAGCAGCACTTAGTCCCATCCCTAGTGTACCAACACCTAGATTTTCTAACCCAGTCCCTAATCCAAATATTTCAGCAGCAGACTGATAGGGAAGCATACCTAATCCATAACCTGCTTGCACATTTCCTAAACCAGCTTGTTGTAGGCCCAAAGCAGAAGCAATATCTCTTGATTGCATTTGCCGGCCGTAAGTTTCAGACTCTAAACCAAGGGCTTTATCCGCATTAGCTCTTGCAGTAAGTAAGCCAAATTGTTCTGGATTAATATATCCTTGCCCACCATACCCAATTGCAGCTCCACTTCTGCCGGTCTTAAACAAAGTGTCAGCTAAACGAGACTCTTCTTGTGCTCTAGTAGGGGCTTGTAATTCTTGAATACGGCGATAGTAATCTGCCCCAACTTCTTGTGGAGACATAGCAATAGCTTGAGAAAGCCAATCACCACCTTGAGCAAATACATCTCTACCAAAACCAGAAACGTCTTGAGCAAAATCTAATTCTTCTTGTGAAGGGAGAAACCCCTCAGCTCCACCATAAAATTGGTCTCGCATTGCAGCTAAACGAGGGTCTAACGTATAACTATATTGCCCAGTTTGTGGGTTAGCAATAGCGGAAGCAAACCCTGTGGTTACTTGGGCCGGAGTAATTGGAATACGTTTAGGTTTTTTAGATTTACCTCCCCCACCTCCGTAGATAGTAGATTTACCTACTTTTTTTTCAGTAGACGAATCACCTAAAGGCTCACCTAAAGCATATAGTTCTCTGCGAGAATAGCTCATAATCTTTTTTCCACCATTATGTAAATACTTTCAAATCCATATTTCATACGCCAAAGACGAGCTACGGATTCTCTAGCACACCCTCTAACAGTAGTAGCACCAGTCGCTTTAGCCCAATTAAACATCATATCAGTGTGTTCTTTAGTAGTTTTACCACCAATAGCATTAATATAAAATACTTTATCGTTAGGTTGCATATCAAGCATAAACTCAACTGCCCCAATCACTTCATCATCTTCTAAGAACAACATTAAACTATGTTGCCCTTGTATTAAAAACACTTTTAATTGTTCAGCAGAACACTCCCCTTTAGCATGTTCCATTGCAGCTTCAATCATGTGCCCACATTTACTCCATGCTTGGTGTATAAAATCAATTGGGACAATGTATATATTTTTTTTCATTAGGCGGTGCGTTTCCACATATATACAACAACATAAGGAGGTAAATTAGCATTAGTACCACTCACACCAGAAGAATTAGTAGTAAAAGTATGGGTATGGTTTAAGGAAGTGTTATAATTGTCTACTCCGGGAGCACCTCCAGCAAATCCTTCTATTGTTCCAGCCTCTGGGCCTGTAACACTAAATGCTCCAGTTGATGTATTAGTAGTCCCTGTGTGCGTGTGGCTAACCACTACGGCATCTTTACTACCACCTGTTTCTTCTACGGAATCAAATAAAGTATCACCTGAGTTAAATCCAATTAGGGTTCTACCAGTACCAAAAGCTACCCAAGTACCAAACCCAAATAATGTAGCAGGATTAGTTGAGATAACTGAAATATAAATACTACCAATAGGATGTAAAGTTTGTAAAACCTGTAAAGCTGCTTGAACAAACGCTGTTGTAGCTATTCGAGTGGAGTTATTACCAAATGCTTGTGTAGGCGCAGTTGGATTTCCTAACAATGCTGGAGAAGATAAATCGGCTTTAGAGGCAACGGCGGTTTGAATTGCATTAAATTCATCATTAATTTCTTGCCCTTTAATAATTTTAAGAGGGTCACCGGTAGTTAAACTGTCTTTAGCTTGAAAATCCGTAAATTTTACGTAGTTAGTCATGTTAAATAATCTTTCCTGTAGTTACATATACATCTGCTTTTTGTATAGAAACAGGAGCACCATCTATCACTGTTTCAACTCCAAATTTAACAACCTCACCACTTCCCCCTAAATTAACTTTAGCTGTAATAATGTTTAATCCTCCAGTATACTCACCAATACCATATTCAGCTATGTTATACTCAGAAAGGGTTTGATTAAAACTATTAAAATAAACCCTAGATGAATATGTAGTAGAATAATCATAAGCATACTTAATAACAAAATCTTGGGTATTGTTACCTATAGCAATAAGTTTAGCTCGTTTAAGAAACTTTAAGGTAGAAGGGGCTCCCATGTCAGAATTAGGAGTATAATAAGTCATACGAAATGAGCTTCCATTATCTAAATACCCACTATACTGAGCAATTCCTCCAGCAACCCCTAGCAACAACTTTCTATCTTCTGTAGTGCAAAAAGCAAAATAAGGTAGTTCAGTCCATTTAGTTGTTCTACTTGCCCCATTTTCTAAAACTCTACGTAAGTCAAAATAATAAATAACATTTGTAGCGGGAAGATGGAGAAGGTAAAAAGCATCTCTTTCGTAGTAAATACTCTTTATGTTAGCTAAAGTTTCATTACCTAAATCATCAATAAGTTCGTCTCGAACATTAGTAGATAACTCCCGCATAGGCATTGATTTTTCTTGAATAGTGCGAGCAAGACTACGAACACCACTCTTAGATAAGAATATTAAATCAGTGCCAGTTTTAGCTATTGAATCCCTAGCAATACAGCCTACACCAGTAATAACATCTGCTAATCTAATATTAGTAGGGTCATCTGCATCAGCATAAACCACAATGTTATTTTGACAAAAAACAATTAAGAATCCATTGTGATTTGATAAAGCCACAATCTCATCATTATTACCAACAACGCTACTAATATCTAGTAGACCACTACCAGTTCCAGCAAAATCCCATCCTTCTAATAATGCAGAATAAAAAATAGTATGTTTATTATTTGATAAGTCAGCAGTCCAAAGTCTACCATAAGCGGATAAAATACAGTTAGGGTCAAAGTCACTAACAGTAAGGCCAGAAGGAACTGCTCCAACGTCACCTACCCTTTGAAAAACATAACTAGAGCTAGGGTTATTCCAAACAATTAATGGGCTACCTCTCTGTGCTAAAAAAGCTTGCGCCTCGGCTCCTACCCCTGTTCCATAAGTTAAGCCAGCAATTTGCCAATTATCCGTAGAACTAACTAAAGGAATATCATCATCATTACTTGCATTGCGTAATGTTTTTTCAACTAAAGTATCTAAACCTGTAAATAGTTTACCAGCCCCAGCAGATAAATAAGTTATTACACCATTAACATCTTTAAATTCAAAAATAGCCTTAATAGGCTGGTCATTATCTAAAGAAGCATTATCTGTAGTTAATACTTGATACCCTCTTCGACTACCTAATCTACCATAACGGTCAATAATGCAGTTATTAGCCTCTGTGGCGTATCCATTTTCAAGTGTAACCTCACTGTCTTGGGTGTTTAACCCTAAAAATCCCGGAGCAGCCACTCCTGCTGTTGTAATAGGAGCACCCATTAGACACTATACCATAGAGTTTCGTCTGGGCGATTTCCTGCATCTAACGCAATATAATCACTAGCAATACGGCGATAGCGTTCTTCTTGTTCTTGATTACCGCCATCCTCTCCTCGTTCATTCATTGCCCTAGATAAAGCTCCTTCTACAACAATTTGATAAGGAATGCGAAGAACATCGCCGTCATTTTCCAAATCAGGCTGAGGAGAAACTACGTTGACTCTAATTTCATAAGAGCCATTGGGAATTGGGAACAAGTCAATAAAATGGTCGCCATCAGATGACACACCATTAAGGTTGTAATATTGAGGCTCACTTGGAGCTAAATTACCAGTAAGAAACTGACGGTCAAACCACTTAGTTGTTTGATATTTTAACTCATAATCACTTGTATCGTTAATAACATCAATAATACGCCCACGAACCCCTACGCCTGTTAACTCATAACTATAAATATTAGGAATTGTAGTGGCTGTAACCGTTCCACGCAAAGCAGACCAATTCCATCCATCTTCTATTTCTCTCTTAACAACATTAACTAACTCACCTACGAGTAAGCTGTACGGAGATTCAGAAACAGACGTAACTGTAGGCTCACGAAGTCTTAATAATACTTTATTTACAATTTCAAGATAAGTCATAATTAATTCCCGTTTTTATGGTAGGTAGTATATCATATTTATTTGTTTTTGTCAAGGAAAGAATTTGATTTATTAAGTAACTTTTGAACAGTTTTAGTTTCCCATATCCTGATAACAGTCCAAATAATTGTAAATAAAGCCGCTACTGGGGGGAGCCAAGCAGTTAAGGCCACTAACACAGTCGCAACAGAAAGCCCATCAACAATATGTTTTGATTGTTCAGTAATGTTTTGCATTTTATTTTTCCTTATTATTAAGTTCATACCAATCTATTAAACTATTTAATTGGGCTCTACAATTTTTATATTGTTCAAAGTTTTCTATAGCATTTCGCAACACTAATTCATCGGAATAGGTGCTGGTGGTCTTTTCAAAAGCTCTTGAGGGGGTTTGGGACATACTTCCTTCAAGGGCATCATTCCACAACCTATTAGCCCCGTCATCAAAACAAACACGACCAGTAGTTTCATTTTTAACTTTCTCCTTAATAGTGCGATACACTATCTTAATTTGTTGCTCTTCTTTCTGGTAAGACTTAACAAATTCCCTAGATATTTTATCATAGGCTTCTAATGCTTCTATCTTTTCTTGATACTCTTTAGCTAATTGTGCTTTAGCTTTTACATCTCTATAGTCATACCCTTTGTAGAAAGCAAACGAATGTGAGATTCCTAAGAATATAATTGTAGCTAATATTACGTAAGGATTCCTAAACATTGCTTATGCTCCCTTTCTCTTCGGTTGACTAATCCTTGATACTTAACACCACCACTATAAACCCATCGTTTAATCTGGTTACATGCTTCTGTATATTTCTCTTGGTTTAGTAGTTTAACAAGAGTAGACTTACAAAAAGCATTAGTGCCAATGTTATAACTAAGAGAAACGTAAGCATCATATTCATATTGATGTAATGGCACTTTTACGCATTGTTTAATTCCGCTTTCAAACATACTAATGTCTTGTAAAGCACGTACTAATGCTTTTTCAGGAGTAATTTTATCTCCTATTTTTACATTTTTAGTTGTGCCAAATCCTATTGTAGGTACATCCCCTTGTACTGGAATATAAGCAGATTCTCTATAGCCTTCATGAGTAAGAATACCAATAAAGGCAGCAATACTAACTGATAAAGCTACTACAGCTTTTCTCATTTATATTCTTTTAATGCGGCAAAAGGCGGCACTCGGTTTGCATACATTACACGAGGGAAAGTTTTATGTGCCTTCCAGCCCATGTTGATTGTCATGTAGCGGTTTGTTTTCCAAATAGGTATTTGCACTTCCAGCTTGAAACTGGATGGATAGACTTCGAGTTTCCACCAGAATTGGCCGGAATCCTCTATGCCGTGTTCGTATAGCTTCGGGTCAAATTCCAACGGGCGGCTGAACAGGTTATAAAGAAAGCCGTAAGCATTATTGCGATAGAGCCACATGACGCGGCAGCAATACCTAATCCACCATGAGTTATCGTAGTCCTGCTGCGTAGCTTCTCTTAGAAAGCGGAAGTGGCTCTTGAGGTTGAATGCTCCATACCACCACTCATCAACGGCGTTATCGTGCGTCTGCCACCAGCGCAGAGTTCTAGCAAGATATTCTCGGTCGAATGTATAAGTTCCATTATTCCAAGGCTCTCGCTTCACCCTGTCCGTTCTCAATTCGCGAATCACGAATAAAGCCACAATCGGATTGGTCAGGTAGCAAAATACCTCCACCACCAAAGCAGGGATAAAGTAAAGCAGCCAGATGCCGAGATTCTTCATAGTTACGCCCAAGGGAGTTTTGGTTGCACGACCGTCGGGTTTTTCTGCTTCTCAATCTTGGCCGCGATAAATTCTTCCCACTGAGCCGATGTTTTTGTTTCCGGATTGGTAGCGCCATCCATTGCAGACTTCACCCACCCAAGCACTTGCTCCTGAGTAAGCTGGTCATAAGGGATATATTCATGGTCAGGGTCGAGCTTGAGCTTTACCGAGCCGAAAGTGTCCTCATGGTATTTGCCATCTTTCCCAGCCAGCCGCCAATGCACTGTGAAAACCACGTTCTCGAAACCCTCGTATTCTGGGTAGCACTTCATTGCTGCGACTGACCATTTATATTCGATTGCCATTTTGTTTACCTTATCACTATGGTTGCAGAGTGCGGAGTATCAATCGTTCCGCTCGTTGTAAATGCTCCGGGGTCATCGGAAGCAGCAGTCAAAATCCTAATCGCGGTGGATACCCTAGTCCGGCTGGTCGCCGTGTCGCTTGCCGGAGCCGCAGACTGTAATGAGCTGTAATTGGTCGGAGCTGCCGTCACCGTAGAATCTGACCGCCTATTCGTTAGCACGGCAATAAACAAGTTTCTGTCCGAACCCCAAGAAGCCGTAATGCTTGGGGGATTGTTTGTGTTGCTACCTGTAAATGCCGCCTCGATACCCTGCGTCACGCCACTGACCGAGTAAGTCACAGCACTCATACGGATTGATGAGCTTAGGCTAACTGATAAGGTCGAGCCTTCCGAACCTGTCGCGGTTCGATACCAGATATAGCTAACACCAGTACTACTGCGAGATGCCGCAACATCCCATCCATCAGGTCTGGTAGCAGTAGTCGTTGTGCCAGCCCTTAAAACCATCACAAGTAAATCACCAACAGAATAGCTAGGCAGGGTCACGTTGTGGGTTGAGGCTGTTGAGGATGCTGCATAAGTGGCCACATCAACCACGTTTACCTCTGGGGCCGCGCCTGCCAATCCCCCAAGCATCCCCATGTTTCTAAAGCCGCCGAACATTAGGTCTGCACCGCCCAAGCAGCGACACAATCCGCCTCTGTTGTGCCGAAAGAAGTCACGGTCAAGATACCAGTTTTCCCAGACGCGATAGATGCAGGTTTTGCCCCAACGAATACCCAATTAGTTGGAAAGGTTAGAGTTCTGCTAGAGCCACCAGCAATTACTCTTACGGTCTTGATTGCACCAGCACGGTAGTTTGATGCGGTAAATGTGACAGTGCCAGTAGCAGACCGTGTTGATAATCCAGTGCCTCCTGAAAAGTCTAAGGCTACTGTGTCGCTACCTTCAGTTGTTAAACCTATGTCGTAGTTGTCAGCATAAGCGATGTCACCAACTACAAGCCTGTAATCCGATGGGTTTGATGTTGTCCCGATGAGTACATTTTCATCAACTCTTATTATTTCTACGCCATCAGCTGTAAACAGTTTGAATATTTCTTTAGCGCGTAAAACCAAGTCTCCCTCTGTCGTCTCTAAAACTCCATAACCACTTAAAGCGACTACTCCACCACCATCAATACCGACTACAACTGCACTTACCTCTTCTAAATCCTCATTAACCCAAACACCATT